TTACTCTGCTTTTATGGTAGCACAAAAGGGGTGATATTGCAATGCCGTATTTACCGGAAATCCCGGATGAAGAGCAGGAGGCGGAGCTTGACAGGCTCCACCAGATGAGAAAAAGAAACGCTGCCGCATGGCAGGAGGAAGAATATAAGGAGGATTTTGAACATGGAGATGCAGTTTTTGGTTGAGCAGAAAAATGGTGAGATTAAAGCGGATTTTGATTTATATGAGAGGCTTTTGGAAGATAGGCTGTCAGAATACAAAGGGGCCGTATTTACAGAGGACTCCAAGAAGTATGCAAAGGCCCATGTGGCAGAACTCAGGAAGTTTAAAAAAGATGTGGACGACAGGAGAAAAGAAGTCAAGACCGCTTACATGAAACCCTACATGGATTTCGAAGCACGGGTGAAAAAGTTGCTGGGTATGATTGACGAACCGATTGAATTTATTGACAGCCAGGTAAAAGCATTTGAAGAGAAACGCAAACAGGAGAAACGAGAGGCAATCAAAGATATTTATGATTCCCTGGTGGACGGATGGGAAGAATTTATTCCTTTTGCAAAGATCTATAACGCGAAATGGGAAAATGCCTCTACCACTATTAAAGTCATCCGTGAGGACATTACCCAGGCAGTAAACAGAGTGAAGGCAGATGTATCAAGTATCCGATCCATGAACTCTGAGGCAGTGGATCAGGCAATAGAAAGGTACAAAAATACGCTGGATCTGTCAGAAGCTATCCAGCATATAACCGCTTATGAAAATCAAAAGGCAGAGATCCTCCGAAAAGAGGAGGAACGCAAAAAAGAGGAAGAGAGACGGAGACTGGAGGAAGAGCGGGAAAGAATCCGCAGGGAAGAGCGTGACCGTATTGAGAAAGAGCGCCAAATTGAAGAGGCGGCGAAACAAGCCGCAAGAGAAGCGATCCAAAAAGTAGACGAAAGTGCAGCCGTTCCCCTGGCGATGCCAGAATCAAAAACAGTGGTCTATACAATTGTTGCCACCAAAGAGGAGATAGAACAGGTGGAGATGGCACTTAACAGCCTTGGAATCTACTTTGAAAGGAAGATGTGAAATGGATAATCTTGACCTTTACAACCGTGTCAGATCCGTTCCAGAAGAGGCAAAAAAGAAGATCAATGCAGGACGGATAAAGGGAATGACCGATATAAACCCTATGTGGAGGATCAAAAAGCTTACGGAAGAGTTTGGCATGTGCGGGATTGGCTGGTATTACACGGTTACGAAAAAATGGCTGGAGACATCAGGCCATGAAACAGCAGCCTTTGTCGATATTGAGTTGTACGTCAAAATTAGCGGGGAGTGGTCAAAAGCCATCCCCGGAACGGGCGGAAGTAAGTTTGTGGCGCAGGAGAAAAATGGCGTGTATGTGTCTGATGAGTGTTTTAAGATGGCAACCACGGACGCGCTGTCTGTAGCCTGTAAACAGCTTGGTATAGGAGCTGATGTATATTTCGAGAAGGATCTGACGAAATACAGCACCAGCGAACCACAGCCGAATGACCGGAAGATCAACCAGAGGGAAATTGAAAAGCTTGAATCCGAGGCCGACCGAACCGGAATGAATATACCTGCAGCCCTTAAAGCAAAGGGGTGGAAAAAAATAGGGGATGTAACGCTGTCTGTGTACACAGTGTGGATGCGGACGATGAAGGAACGTGAGAGCATTCCGAAGCCAGCCCCGGATGGGGCAGTAGAAGAGCCGCCAGAAGGAGAAGCGGATTTGCCGTTTAGATAGGTGACAAATATGGATCATACAGGCAGGATTTTAACGATAGGCAGGGACTTCCCAACCGGAAAATATACATTGTCCCTGCTGGTGAATGAAGACGCCGCAGGGACATATGAGAAGCTGAGAGAGTGCGACCAGCTTGACATAGTAATTAAGAAACACCGCAAGAAGAGAAGTCTCGATGCAAATGCCTATTTATGGGTGTTGCTGCAAAAGCTTGCGGATGTAGTCAGCACATCAGGGAGCCGCGTAGATAAATGGGACATGTACCTGATGGAGCTTGCAAAATACGGGGTGTTTACCCACATCGTAGTCAAGCCGGAGGCAGTGGACCGGGTAAAACAGGAGTGGAGAGCGGTTACTGAACTTGGCGAGATTACCGTTGGGAGTATGACGGGTATACAGCTCCAATGCTACTACGGATCATCCACCTACAACACTGCAGAGATGGCGCGGCTGATAGACGGAGTGGTGACAGACTGCCGGGAGATGGGAATCGAAACCCTTCCGCCGGACGAAATAGAAAGATTAAAAAGAGAGTGGGGCGTGGATCTTGGAAAAGCTACATAGCGTATTAACCGCAGACATGGACCACTGCATTTTTACAGGCAGTACGCAGGTGCACCGTCACCATATCTTTTATGGGAATAAATGCCGCAGCCTGTCGGAGCGTTTTGGCTTTGTGGTCCCAGTCAGGTATGACCTGCACGAAGGAGGGACAGGCAGCATACACGGCAGCCCAAACAAAGGATTGGATTTACAACTTAAACAGATGGCACAGACTTATTTCGAGGAGCACAACGGCAACCGTGCAATGTTCCGGGAGCTTTTCGGGAAGTCTTGGCTATAGTAACTATTAACCGTTCATGCGAATTGCACATGGCTAATCAATATATCACAAATCCCTTATTTTCGTAGCCATGTGTAGCCCCGGCAACCCACCAGGGCGGAAAGGAGGCCTATGGAAGGCCAGATAAGCTTGTTTGATTGTTTAGTGTCTCTTTTGCCTCAAGGGTTAGACATTATTGGATATATACCAGCAGGACATAACAATGCAATACGAAGGCAGTATTTGTCAGCTGTAACCGGGTTGTCAGATAGAAAAATGAGAATTGCAATACATAAGGCAAGGCGGGATCATGTAATTTTAAATCTTTCAAATGGCAACGGATATTTTTTGCCTGACATGAATGATCCCGTAGACCGTAAATTATTGATCCGGTATGTAAGGCAAGAAGAAAGCCGTCTGAAGAGTATAGGATGGGCTTTGAGAGCTGCTAGGCGGATGCTGAAGCGGAACAATATAGACTGGAGGAATAAGGATGCAGCATAAATTTACCGTCAAGGGTACGCTCCCAGGGCTTAACAGCTACTTAAAGGCAGAGCGGTCCTTCTCAAAGGGCCACAGCTGCGGAAACGACATGAAGCAGCAGTATCAAATGCTGATATCAAACGCGATCCGGTGCCAGCTTAAGAGGCTGCACATTGATAAACCGGTGTATATCAGATATGCATACTATGAGCCAAACAAGCGCCGGGATCTGGATAACGTTGCTGCAGTAGCCCATAAATTTATCCAGGATGCGCTTGTAAAGTGCAGGGTGATTGACAATGACGGGTGGCAGAACATTGTAGGCTTTGAGGATCGTTTTCATGTGGACCGGACACACCCGAGGATTGAGGTAACGTTGATAGAGGCAGGTGGTGTAGGTGAGGGATAGTGTTGTATTTTACCGGAGCTTTTACGATGCGATCAAGGACCTTCCGGATGATCAGCTTGCAAAATCGTTTAAAGCTATCATGGAATACGGTCTGAACGGGAATGAGCCAGATACAAACGGGCTTGAAAAGACAATCTACCTGTTGACCAAACCACAGATAGACGCAAATAACAAACGCTACCTGAACGGAACCAAAGGCGGCAGGAAGAAAAGCGAAAAGAAACCAGTTAGCGGCCTGGAAGAGACCGAACCAGAACCAAAGAATAACCAAACCGTAACCAAACCGGAACCTAAGGAAAAGGATAAGGAAAAGGATAAGGATAAAGAAAAAGATAAAAACAATATGTGCGTTGCGAACGCACTGTTTGAACGCCTTTGGAAACTCTACCCCAACAAAAAAGGCAAAGGCCAAGTATCTGATACCCAAAAGAAGCGGCTACTCGCAATCGGAGAACCCACGCTAGTTAAAGCGATTGAACGCTACAGCCTGGAATTGCAGAAGGACGCCGACTGGAGGAAGCCTCAGAACGGGAGCACCTTTTTTAACAGCGGTTACGAAGACTACCTGGACGGGAACTATGTACCGGGTGAATCAAAACCCAAGGTCAAGAAAAATGCATTTGCCGCAAGCTGTCCACAGCGTAATTACAACATGGACGATCTTGAGCGGCAGTTACTCAGCAGATAGGAGGATGAGATGCAAAAAATATCTGAGGAAAAAGAAAAACAGATTGTGAAATATCTTAAAATGGGCCTCTCAATGAATAGGACCGCAAAGGCTACATCTGTTGGGATAAATACAGTACAAAGGGTCAGGAATAACTACATGCCAACACAGGACCAAATCAAAAAGAACAAGCCCAATATACCAAAGAGCGTACTGGATGACTGGGACCGACTACACGCCAGATATGGCAGAAAGGAAAGCAATGCTAAAGATTAACGAGTTTGTGAAAGAGGTGGGAGAAATAAGTAAAGCGCATGGATTTCGGGAAGAGGAATTAAAGTGCACTGATTTTGTAGCCCTCATACATGCGGAGGTTTCGGAAATGCTGGAGGAGTTCCGTGACGGACGCGAACCGACAGAAGTATATTTTCGTATTGACGGCAAACCGGAGGGAGTGCCTATAGAACTGGCAGATGTAATGATCTGGTGTATGGATATGGCGGACTATTACGGCATAGATCTGGAAAGCGCTATTTTAACAAAAATGGAGTTTAACAGGACGCGTCCCTATAAGCACGGAAAGGAATTTTGATGAACAACAAAGGGCAGCAGGTCAGGGAAAAGATACTTGAATACATTGTGAGCTACATCCAGGATCACGGATACCCGCCCACCCGCAGGGAGATAGGCGAGGCCGTAGGGCTAAAATCCCCATCCTCTGTACAGTCCCATATACGGCGGATGATAGGAGAGGGGACACTTGAGACGGACGATGAGGACAGTTCCAGGGCGATCCGGGTGCCGGGATGGAGATTTGTAAAGGAGGAGCCATGATAATCAATAAACGTAAAGTAATTTTTATTTGTGATTGCGTTAAAAACGCGCCAGATACTTTACAGGGAGGGTATACCACAAGAGAATTGCAAATGTACCGAGCCGCCTGTGACCGCATTGCGATAGAGATAGAAAAGTTATCGGAAGAATTAGAACGTATGCCGAAGCCGGAACAGTTTAGGATAAAAACAGGCGAAGCGGATCTGAATGAGAAGCAGGAGCAAACAATGGGTGAAAATATAGGAAACGGACTCATAAAAGTAGGGGTATCACAAGAGGACCTAGAAGAAAGCATTGCCGGACTAAGGGAACTCAAACCTATCCTACAGCAGCAGGTCATGATTGGAAATGGGCGCGACACAAAGCAGGGCCTTAAAGACGCTGCGGAACTCGGGAAGCATTTTGACACGGCAATAGATGCCATGACCATATTATTATCAGGATTTCCAGACTATCAGAAATAGGAGGGCAGCAGGACATGACAGTAGAAAAAATTATACCGTGTATCTGTAGTGATCACGAGCCAACAGTGGAAGATAGCGTATTTTACGGGATGCCAGTTTTACTCCCATACAACAGCAATAAAGAGCATAAACAGTATTGGAATATTAAATGTCCAAATTGTGGACGCGGGGGATTGTTTGAGGAGAAATCCGCATACATGGCACTGAAAAAATGGAATGAACTGCAAGAGAGTCTGAGAAGGTCATTATTTTAACCTACCATCAGAAATAGGAGAGCAGCGGGACAAAATTAAGAATAAGGGGAAGCGATGGCGAAAACGAACGAAATATTACAAACCGGGTTTGACATCGGAAAATTTAGGGCTTAGGAGGAGAAAAGATGAGTAAAGCAGTATTGATTATGGATATGCCAGAGTGCTGCGGAAGATGCCCGCTTATGGACGATGATTCTATGGGTGGCTACTGCAATGCACATGATGATGAGTACATTGATATTCCGGACACGATGGGTGGTAAACCAGATTGGTGCCCACTCCAGAACCTTCCGGAGAAAAAAGATAGTGCAAATTTACCAGGCAGGAGTCAAATAAAAGCATGGGGGAATGGTTGGAATGCATGTCTGGATGTAATCGAGGGCAATGAATAGGCAGTTAGAGTTTAGGCGATAAGCCGGAAAGGAAAATAAAAAAAGATGAATGAGAATAAAAAAGAATTTGTTGAAGTAGACGAAAAGAGATGTGAAGAAGTAAACAATTGTATGGGAGTCGGGACAGCAAACGGGAAAAGGTATTGTCGAGGATGCGGAAATGTACAACCCGAAGGCATCCCAATCGGATACGCCGACCAGTCGGGTCTTGCACCAGCAACTTAGGATTTTGTGAAAGAAGGTAAGGAAAGTATATGGGAATTGATTTAAGCAGATTTAAAGTAGTACATGGAGACAAAGTATTAAATGCGGTGGCGCTTATGGACATCAGACTGCCTGATGACGTGCGCTGGGAAAATAGAGACACTATTATTAAGCCAAAGGTAATTGAGGTGATAGCAATCAGTGAGGATGGGACACTGGTATCAATAATGGATGAGGCATGGACATTCCAGTTTTTGCCTATCGTATCACATTAGGGTCTTAAGGAGGGCAGCAGATGGAAAAAGAATGCAGGACATGTAATCACTATGACCGCAAGGAAAACGAGTGCAACAACCCGGACAGTCCCCGGTATCTGGATGACATGCCACCGTCCGGGAGCTGCAGGGAGCACTGGGAACGGCAGGACTATTTGATCAATTCATGGCAGTGCCAAAAACAAGAGAAAGGATTTTAAAATGGACCTGGAGCAAAAAGCAATACAACGGATACAAACAGCCTCAGAGATGAGTCTGCATTACTATGGACAGCCCCTTGTCTGCACTTACAGCGGAGGAAAGGACTCTGACGTGATGCTGGAGCTATTTAAGCGGTCAGGAGTACCGTTTGAGGTGCATCATGGTCATACAACGGCGGATGCGCCGCAGACAGTACACCATATCCGGAAGACGTTCCGGGAACTGGAGCTGCAAGGGATCAAATGTGATATTGATTACCACATACAGCCAGGCGGAGAATAACCATGTGGAATTTGATTGTCAAAAAAAAGATACCGCCAACGAGGATGGCAAGGTATTGCTGCGCTGTACTAAAAGAGACTGGATGCGCCAACCGCATGATTGCCACGGGAGTCAGGTGGGACGAGAGCACAAAAAGAAAGAAACGCGCAGAATTCGAAGCCCTAGGAAAAACGCAGAAGGATTCAATCCGCGCCACAACAGAAAAAATGCTCTTATCTGATAACGACGATTCGAGAAGGATTTTTGAGAGGTGCGAAATGAAAGCGAAGACCGTTGTAAACCCGATTATCGAATGGCCTGACAGAGATATATGGTTATATTACCAAAACGAATGTAAAACGCACAATCCCCTATATGACATGGGCTATTACCGTGTTGGCTGTATTGGCTGTCCGATGGCCGGGAAAGGAAGATGGAAAGAATTTGCAGATTTCCCGCAGTATCGGCTTGCATATATCAGGGCATTTTACAGGATGTTAGATGCTATACATATCTGCGGGCATACGACAAAATGGAAAACCGGAGAAGATGTATTTAACTGGTGGATGGATGACCAGAACATAGAGGGGCAAATGAGGCTTGAGGATATACCAGGGGTAATGCCATGATAACACATCTATCACTATTTTCTGGCATCGGCGGCCTGGATCTGGCAGCAGTTTTATCCGGTATTCCAGGCCATAGCGGATATAGAGCGGGGCGAGGTAAAATAAATTGGTATTTTGGAGGTATAAAAAATGGAAAGCGAATGCAGTGTATGCATTTGTCCTGATTGTCAAAAACAGGACAAATGTGAAATATGCGAAAATTGTTTTACTTGTCAGGGCGAAAATGCGAAAAACGAATGCCCACGTGGAAGCTTTGAATCGGATAATTAGGATTTAGAGAATGTTTGATAATAGACATGACGAAACAGAACTTTTAATTGATCTGATTGAAGGAGCACTTAGCGAAGAGGGATATTGTGCAAATCGGTATTCAGGGGGATCAGACAAGCGAACAACTGCATATGACGCAATACACGTAGAGGACGGAGCTGGAAGAAAGTACGCAGTCATAATTGAGGAGGAATAGCATGGATAGATTAACAGTAGACAAGGACGGTCAATTTGTACCAATAGCCTTATGCACTATAGGGCGTGACGGGAAAGTAGATATTTGCGATGGATGCATTGACTACTGCACAAAACAAGATATTAGAGATAACAGATGTACAGGATGTGCAATACAAGATTGTTTTGACAGACTTGGAACATATGAGGTTACAGGTTTAACCCCTGAGCAGATCCACAACCAAAAACACAACATTGACATAGCCTACAATATCATATCCGGATATGAGCAATGCATTCGGGAGATCTTTAAACGGCAGCAGGAGCACAACGGCAGACAGTACATAGATGCAGAGGAGGCCGCAGGGATCATTGATAAAATAATGAGCGGCAGATTAAAGGAGGTTAAGAGATGACATTGACAGATTTAAGCCATGAGATAGCGGATGACCTGGAGTACAAAGCGGAACAGGAGCGCAACAAAAAGATCAGAGACGCAGAGACACATTATAATGCTTATGTACAAGCGTGCGAGGACTTCGGGCGGAGATTGAGAGAGCACGCCCAGCAGCAGGAGAACGATTAGTGGTCATACATATACGGATTTGATCGTCTTTTTTCGGGTGGTTTTGGCCTGCGGGATGCCGCGACTGTCTCAGCCTCATCCACTGTCTTGTACAGCCTGGATGATCGCAGACGTATCCCCTTGCCATCACCATACTTGATCACACAAAAATCACCGCTGATCCGGGTTATTACACCAGGGACAACGGTATAAGTCTCTAAAAAATAACACTGATCACCAACACGCCACATAAAGATTACCTCCTGGCTTAGTATAGGCAATTTATTTACTGCTTATTCTGCCAGGGGGAGAGGAGGAATGATAGTGGATGACCAAGGCACAAGAACAAATACGTCTGCACAGAGTAGACGCGGCAGCTACAAGAGTAATACCAAAGTCAGCATACTGGCACTTGAGACATAGGCCATACAGGGGAGGGGATGCCAATGAGACACATAGATATAAGAGCGATTGAGCCACCACCAGTTATAGGGAGGCTTGAGGAGTACAATCCGGGAGATACCATCACATTATATTTCCGCTGCCGTGATGACGATGACAGGGGAGAATCCGGGGTAATATCAAAGAGGATGCGCCTATTATCAAAACACAAACATCATGCAGTGTTTAAAAACCCAGGAGGCACCACGGAAAGCCTCAGATATTGGGAGATATATAAAAGGATGGACCGGAGGAATTTTGAGCAACAGGAGGGAGCATGAGCCTATACAAAAATAAAGAGGGATACACAGACACAACAGCCGGCGAGGCAATACGGGAGGCTGATAAATTGCCGAAGCGGGTGTGGGAGGTAATTAAGGCCCTGCGGTGTATTGCAAGCTTGACTGGGTTTCGGATCACAAAAATAGAGGTCAGAGACAGAGAGACTGGGAAGGAGTATAGGGGATGACAAGTGAGCACAGTGAGAAGATACCAGAAAATAAGCCAATGACAAAAGAGCGGCTAGAGAAGTATATAAGCTGCAAAGAAGAGATAACAGAGCTTGAGTATTTACTTGCGCACCTGGGGGAAGGGGATACAATGATAGACAATGATGTTATATATGATTATCAGACAGGATTTCCGCGCCCTCAGACAGTAGTTGGATTTGATCAAAAAAAATACGAACAACGAAAGCGACGCTATGAAAAACGCAAGCTTATGCTAGAGAAAGAGTGCGAGGAAATAGAGGAGTTTGTGGAAGCGATACCTGACAGCCTGACCAGGAGAATATTCAGGATGTATTTTATCAACGGTATAGATCAGCAGAGCGTAGCAGATCGGGTACATCTTGACCGCAGCAGAATAAGCAGAAGAATAGATGAGTATTTGAAAAACGCACACAAAGCACACAACGCACATGTATAATAATAATAGAGCCAGTGGCTGAAGGGCAAAGGCTCACATTCGGCCGCATGAAGGCTATTTCAGGAAGGCGGAGCCTTGTGGATGAACTACAAAATACCGCAAAACACATAAAAGAATGCAAAAGGCGATCCCGTCCACTGGGCGAGCCGAATAACTACAACCTCTCCGCTGGTGGAGGCCAAAAGGCACGAGGAATCCAGCGATAAGTAAAAAGCAGTGACAACCTGTAAAGAACATGGGAGACGTCCCTGGGAAGAGTTGCGAGGGGGTTCTGAACCCAAAGTGGAATAAGTCAGCAGTGCATATACTTTAAGCTGCACAGTCCCAGGTCTGGGACAACAGCACCGTTGCGGCGGTGCCATCGGAAGGTAGCCAAGCGGCGAAGGCAGCTGACTGTAAATCAGCCACAAAGACACACCGAAGGTTCGAGTCCTTCTCTTCCGATTCTCCCATGAGGAGATACCCCTTCTTTCTAAAATATTTTTTCCCTAAGCGCCCTGTAGAAATGCGGGGCGCATTGTGGTATCATAAAATAAAAAAAGTTTTGGGAGGAAAAAAGATGCACTTTGAATTCGAAGTTGAAAATTTAGACTATGGCTATATTGAAAGTGGAATTAGTAGGAGACTAGATTTGGGAGGTATAGACACATCTAATTTTCCGATGTGTTTTTCGGACGGGGATAGCGGGAATTATTTCCTTTGCGGAACCAAAGGGAGTGCAAATGTTAGCATAGCAGTATACAAGAACAATTCAGGAAATTATACAATATCATGTAATGGAGAAAAAACAAAAAAGAGGAGGTAGGCAAGACCTACCTCCTTTTATATACTCAAAAAACGACGAATGAGCGAGGTGGTGATAATTGGCAAGACCGCGAAGCCCGAACCGAGACAAGGCAATGCAGCTCTGGTTAGACAGTAAAAAGAAGCGGCAGCTGAAAGATATTGCTGCAGAGCTCCAGGTATCAGAAGAGCAGGTTCGGAAATGGAAGAATCAAGATAAATGGGATAAAGTAACGTTACCAAAATTGAAAAGTAACGTTACCAATCATAGAGGTGGACAGCCAGGCAATAAAAACGCAACCGGGCCGCCCGGAAATAAGAACGCAGTAAAGACAGGAGAGTTTGAGACTCTCTTTTTTGATACCCTGGAGCCAGAAGAGCTAAAGCTTATAGGAATGATCCAGCCGGATAAGGAACAGCTCTTGCTCCAGGAGATACAGCTATTGACTGTGCGGGAGCGCCGGATGCTGAAACGTATTGAAGACATCCGGTCCTCAGTGGAGTATACGGCGCAGGGAGATCCCATAGACGGAATGACGGTAGTATCCGTAAAAAAAGGACTGGAAAAGGGGCAGTCCACAGACCTGAAAGAATACCAGGGAAAGCTTGGACAGATCCAGTCCATTGAAGATGCCCTTACCAGGGTACAGGCCAGAAGGCAGAAGGCCATTGAGATGCTGCACAAGTTTGGCTATGATGATGTGCACTTAGAGCTGATTAAGGCACAGGCGGAGCGGATCAGGTCGGAGACGGGCAGCGGCGAGGAAGAAGAGAAAGTGGTGATTGTGAACGATGTCTAAACGGATCAAGATTAGTGATATCATCATACCTAAGTACCACAGTGTATTTAATGACCAGAAGCATATGCACCACATACTGACTTCCGGGAGAGCTGGAACCAAATCCAGTTACGCAGCTATAAAAGCAAATTATAGGACCATATCAGATGACAACTGCTCTGTTATTGTCCTGCGAAAGCATCATAATAAGCTGCGCAAAACGGTATACAAAGAGATCATCCGGGGGATCACAAGACTCGGTCTCAGCAAAAAACTGTTTAAAATTAAAAAATCTCCTATGGAGATCATTTATAAAAAAAACGGTAACACCATTTATTTTACTGGGTCGGATTCGGTAGACGACACGAAAGGCATCATTGACGAGGACAAGCCGATTAAATACGTTATCATTGATGAGGTGACAGAGTTCTTTGACTCAGGAGAGGGGGAGGATGAGCTGTCAAACATTGAGGCTACATTTGTAAGAGGTAATAACGAGGACTTCCAGATGCTATACCTGTTCAACCCGCCGAAAAACCCAAACGCACCAGTTATGGAGTGGTGCCGGAAGATGGAGCAGAGGGAGGACACCATACATATCCATACAGATTACCGGGATGTTCCAGTGTCCTGGCTGGGGAAAAAGCTGATTGAGGCAGCGGAGGCCATGAAGGCCCTGGACGAAAAGCTTTACAACTGGGTATGGCTTGGGCTGTGTACTGGGGTCGATGAGCTGATTTATTACATGTTTAAACCAGAGATCCATGTTTACGATCCGAATACACTTACGGATGACGATAAACGCGAAATGGGAGAGATTGGGATTGGAGTGGACTACGGGCAAAAGAACGCAACAACTTTCGAGGCGTTTGGTATAGATTACCGTCATAACCTTCTGCGGGGGTTGAAAGAGTATTATCATTCCGGCAGGGATACGGGAAAGCAGAAATCCCCGTCTGAGTATGCCAGGGAGCTGAAAGCATTTTGTGATGAGCTGGAGAAGGAGTACAGCAGGGTAGTCAGCTATGTGTTTATAGATCCATCTGCGGCAGGGCTAAAGGAAGAAGTGCGCCGGATCATGCCGCATATAGCGGTTATGGATGCCAAGAATGATGTCAAGCTTGGAATCAGCCGTGTACAGAAATTTTTGTCATTTAAGAAGCTGCTGATCAGCTCCGGGCAGCCTATGTTAATCAAGGAGATGGGGCTGTACCAATACGATGAGAAGAGTGTTGAGAAAGGCAAAGAAGAACCGCTCAAGATAAATGACCATTGTGAAGATGGGCTGAGATATGTGATTATGGGGATGTGGAGACAGATCTGTTTTCTGCTCCCGGCAGCAGAAAGAGGTGAGAAGAAATGATACAGTATGAAAATATACAAAAGGCGCTGGGGGCTGAGATCGCGATATCCCAAAGAATGGGGAATGCGATCTACAAATGGAATAAGATGTACATCAACGAAGCGCCGTGGCTTTGCAAAGAGGTAAAGAGCCTGAACCTGCCGGCTGCGATCTGTCAGGAAATGGCCCGGCTGGTCACGATGGAATCTCAAATCGGAATCAACGGAAGTGCGAGGGCCGATTTTATATCACAGACCCTGGAGAAGTTTTTCGCAAAGCTCCCAATCTATGTAGAGCACGCCTGTTCTGCGGGAGGGATTGTATTTAAGCCATACGCCACACCAGACGGCAAGATCGCCGTGGACATAGCGCGCTGCGGGAATTTCTTTCCAACGGCCTTTAACAGCGCAGGCGAGGCAACAGGTATGATCTTTCCAGAGTTTAAGAGGGCAGGCAGGAAATTGTATACAAGACTGGAATGGCATCAATTGGACGGCGATACCTATACCGTTGATAACCGGGCCTTTGTCAGTACAAAAGCGCTGGTCCGCACAGATGATATTATAAGGCTTGGACAGGAGATCCCATTGACGGAGGTACCGGAGTGGGAGGCGCTTGAACCGCATGTAGAGTTACACAACGCAGACAGGCCGCTATTTTCCTACTTTATGATACCGCTTGCAAATAACATAGACGTAGATTCGCCATTGGGGGTATCCATATACTCGAGGGCGGTCAATCAGATCCGGGATGCGGATGAGCAGTATGGAGCAACTTTGTGGGAGTTCCGGTCTAAAGAAACCGCGATACAGGCATCAAGTGAGTTTTTTAAAAGGACCAGGAACGGAGAGGTTATACTGCCAAAGGGAAAAGAACGGCTTTATCATAACCTGGGTGATAACATCACAGGAAAGAATGATGAGCCGTTTTTTAATGCTTTTTCACCTGACATCCGTGATCAGAGCTTTTTCAACGGTTATAACAAAATCGTTCAGAAGGTGGAGTTTAACAGCGGGCTTGCCTATGGGACACTATCAGATCCCCAGGTGGTTGAAAAGACGGCTGAGGAAATCAAGGCCAGTAAACAACGATCCTACGCCACGGTGAAAAGCATCCAGAACAGCCTGCAGAATGCAATTGACCTTTTGATCGGTGCTGTTGATGCATGGTGTGATATGGAGAGTCTGGCTCCTGCGGGAACTATTGAGACATCCTATGACTGGGATGACTCTCTGGTGGTGGATAAGAAGAGCGATATTGAGCAGCTGCGGGCGGATGTCAGCCTGGGAGCGGTCGGACTCGTAGAATACCGGATGCACCGTTTTGGTGAGACAGAGGAACAGGCAAAGAAAATGATTCCTGACCTGATAGACGAAACAAACGTACAGGAATAGGCGGTGATGCATCATGAAGCCGGAGGAGTTAGAAAAGATACCGCTCAGAATAGAAAAAATGTTTTACGAGATGCAGAACCGCGTGCTGGATGATATTGTGCGGCGGATCAATAAGACCGGTGAGATTACCTCTACGGCTGATTATCAGATTGAAAAACTAAAGATCTTCGGGAACTCATCAGAATATATTGAAAGCGAAATAAAGCGTGTCCTGAAAGCGTCAGACGCCGAAATCTGGGAGTTATATGATCAGGTGATAGATAAGCAGTACACAAGGGATAAGAGCCTGTATGAGCAAATAAACGCCGAGTTTATCCCGTATGATGAAAATGAGATGATGCAGGCCTGGGTCAAGGCGGCTATGATGCAGACCAAAGGAGATCTGGAGAACCTGACCCGGTCACTGGGATTTTCCGTGATCATGGGGAATAAAAGGGTGTTTACCCCCTTGTCAGAGTATTACCAAAAGTATCTTGACAGAGCGTGTCTGGATATTGTAACGGGTGTGTTTGATTATAATACCGTGCTGCGCAGAGTGGTTAAGGAAATGACAGACTCCGGTATCCGGACAGTAGATTATGCCAGCGGACACAGCAACCGGGTAACGGTGGCAGCAAGAAGGGCGGTAATGACGGGAGTCCGACAGTTGACCGGACAGATCAACGAAATGACGGCGCAAAAGCTGGGAACCGACAGCTATGAGGTGGAGTGGCATTCCGGTGCAAGGCCAACCCATTGGTGGGGCGGCATGGTATTTACAATGGATGAGCTTAAAAGCGTCTGCGGCCTGGGTACGGGCCCGGGGCTGTGTGGATGGAACTGCTATCATAGTTACCATGCGTTTATTCCGGGGGTGTCTGTTAGAACATATACAGACAAACAGCTGGCAGAAATGAACGCTAAAGAACTGGAAACCCATACATGGAAGGGAAAGGAATACAACGCTTATCAGGCCACCCAGTACCAGCGGAAGATGGAAACCACTATGCGGGCACAAAGAAGCACAGTCCGGGAACTGCAGCGCGGGGATGGGGATAAGGACACTATAGAACAGGCGAAGGCGAGATACCAGGGGATGCTGCACCAGTATAATAAATTCAGCAGGACCATGAAACTGGAACCGCAGATGGAGCGGGTATATTTGGATGGGCTGGGGAGAGTAGTAAATACCGGATATCACAAGAAAACCAACACAGGAGGAGAAAAACATGTTATAATAAAGGCACAAAAGACCACGCCTTATGCAACCCCAGATTCCATTACGCAGATCACAGGAAAGCAGGGAGGCACAACCAGAAACTACTATGATTCGGACGGAAAGTGGTACAAACAGATATCGAATAACAATCACGGAAATGCAAAACATCATCCATACGGGAAGAATGGAGAACATGCGCATGATATATTGTGGGACAACGACAAGATTGTGAGCAGGCCGACCAGGGAACTGACCGACAGGGAAAGAAAGGAGAATAAAGACATATTATGAAAGCACAAGAGTTGAGAAAATGGATAGACAGCCTGACGGATGATATAGAGTTCTCCTATGCAGGGAAACACGGTTCTATTTGTCCAATAAGCCGCGCGGAGATTTATCTGTCATATGGGGATGCAACACACGATGCAAAAACTATAGACGATGCAATGAGCGTCCCATTTTTTAACGGGAAATCGCTAAATGAGATCAGTGACAAAATGGAGCTGCTTTAAACCACCAGTCAGATATGGCCGGTGGTATTTTTATACAAAAAATTAGGAGGTGAAAGAGATGCTGTATAATAACGCGACCAGATAGAAAGGCGGTGATCCAGACATCTCCCGCTGGGTAGCCGGGTGACGCTGCCTATAAAACATACAGATCATTTAAACACGCAGGGAATACCTGGGTGTTGTTTTTATGCCCAAAAACGGTCAAGGCGTTTAAACTGTTCCGAATACGCCCGGCATGGCGTTTAAACTGCACAGCTGCCGGAAGAAACCGGATATAAAAACGTAAGCGAGAAAGGAAGATAGAGTATGGATTTAAAGGAACTGTTAGGAGAAGAACTATTTACACAGGTGGATGCAAAGCTTAACGAGGTAAACAGTGCGGATGACCGGAAAAGCAACCCGGTAAAGCTTGTAGATTTGTCAGAGGGCGCTTATGTGGGTAAAGAGAAATACATTGATGGAATCAAGCAGTCAGCGTCTGAATGGGAGAAGAAATACAAGGAGGATACCGAAAACCTCCAGCGCACGCTGGAAACGGAGCGCAAAACCCACGCGGCAGAGCGTTTTCTGGACACGCAGAAGATTAAGTCCCCGCTCTCAAGAAAGACCATCCTTCAGGAGTTCATGGCCCAGAACCTGGAATTTAAGGACGGGGCATTTACCGGGGCGGAAGACTACATGAAGAAAGTCAAGGAGCAGTATCCGGATGAATTTGAAAAGGATGAGCCCCAGGAGCCGGAGAAGAAGCCGTTTGTGAGGGGCACTCAGAACACATACCGCCCAAAGACTAAAAGTGAGCAGGAAGCCTACTTGGAATCTAAATATGGCAAAAACAAATATTACAGCAAGAAATAGGAGGAACTAATTTATGGAATATGGTGGATATAACGTAAGTGAGAAATACAGCGGCATTGTCGCACCCAATTTTTACTTTGATGCAATCTTTCAGCCAGGGCTGACCTATAGCGACCAGTACCAGGGTGACGCAGAAGGGGCGGGAGCGGTTAAGATCTTCCGGCTGGCTGCTAAGTCGGCCAAAGATCCGAAGACACCGGCATCTGATTTTGAACACGGAAAAGCGGATAACGAGCTGATCCCGCTGCTCTTAAACAACCTGCAGCAGGAATCAACAAAGATCTATAATGTACAGGCCGAGGCGGTACCCTATGATATGGCGGACGCGCACCTTTCCCAGTCTACACAGGTGTGCCGTGAGGGATGGCAGATGTCCGGCCTTGCATGTCTGGCCCATGAGGGGACCGTCCTCACAGACACAGAGGCGCTGACCAAGGATAATATCCGGTCAAAGATCATTGCCGGAAGAAAGGCGATCCGTAAACAGAAAGCATCCGCGAATGTAGTGCTGGCATCCGTAGAGACTTACAGCACGATGCTGGAGCAGGCCGGGGAGAAATTCACGCCGGTAACGAATGATGAGATTGTGAGAACCGGACAGATGGGTTACTGGCTTGGAATGCTGTGGGTGGAGTGCAACATGATGGATCTGTCTGCGGCGGCAAAATACTATGACTACACCGGGACGCTCCAGACAGAGGACCTGACGGCAGTAGATTACATTATGTACGACTGGAGAGGCCTACATATCGTAGACCTGCTTGCTATGGCAAGGCTTAAGGACTCCGAGAATTTTAACGGATCACTGGCACAGGTGGAGATCTGTTCCGGGTACCGCCTTGGAGACAAAAACTATGCAGTGGTAAAAAAACACAGCGCTTGACCAGCTTAACGGTTACCTCCGTAGCAGGTAGCACGAGCGGTTCCACGGCTATCACTGTGGAGCCGGGGCTGTCAAGCGGAAACAGCTACAAATATAAGACAGCGGCAAACCCGACCATGCCAAGTACAGGACAGGAATGTAAGACAGGATACACAGCGTGGAAGGGGACGGATGATATAGCAGCCACGGCGGGGCAGAAGATTGTTGTCGCGGAAGTGGATGCAAACAACAAATGCGTAGGTGCTGGAATGACTGCAGTGACGGTCAAGGAATAAGGAGGGGCTATGGAACGGTATGCAGATTATGAATTTTATGCGGAGGTATATGACGGCCGGTCCATACCCGAGGAAGCGTTTTCCGGAGCCATGCTGAAAGCCTCCGCCTATCTTAATCGGATCACGTTTGGAAGAATCCAGGTGCCATATCCAGAAGAAGTGAGATATGCAGTATGTGAACTGGCAGAGCTCCAACACAAATATGATAAAGAGGCGCGGGACGGAAACAGGGAAGTGAAGAGCGAGAACAATGACGGATACTCAGTCACTTATGTAACCGAAGGTACGGACGGAGAATCACCCAATGTGGTATTGCACCGGAAAATGTACGCTGCGGCTAAAGCATGGCTTGGGAATACCGGACTCTTATATCTGGGGGTGGATACATGCTGACGAATGCAGACATCACCATTTATAACCGGAAAAGGAATCCGGAAACAAAGAAAATGGTATACTGCCGGACCGTACTGAAAGGGGTGCACTGGTATACGGATCAGAAGGTGGCAGTGGGCGAGAACGGCCTGAAAAGCGCCGATTTATATAAAATCAGGGTGCCAATGGATAACCGAAGGAACCATTATCTTGCACCCGGGGAGTATACGGCCCTCCCCTGGGGCGAACATACGAGGTACTGGACCGCAGAAAACGGTGATCTGTTTGCGAAGGGGGCGGTTGAGCTTGAAATCACAAAGCCCTCCGACCTGCAGTCTCTTCATATCCCCTGGGGGACGGTGGTAAGCCACTCTGACAACCGTTGTGGAGGTCTGCCGCATATCCGGATAGGAGGCGCATAATGGCAACAAATGTGAGGATCAGCATTGACTCAGCGGACCAGATCCTTTTGAGAAGGAAGCTGAACAAAAACGGAGAGGGCCAGAGGTTTTTTACACATGAAGTGAGGCGGATGTCAGACCCATATGTACCCAGAAGATCCGGTGTATTGAAGGATACCGCTATAGAGCAGGTGAATAAGATCACATATCCACAGCCCTATTCCAGGAGACAGTACTATGAGCACCACGGCAACGGCCTGCGCGGCAAGGAGTGGGATAGACGAATGTGGGCGGACCGGGGACCGGAGATTGTAAAAGCAACAGCAAATTTTTGCGGAGGTAGAGCAGAGTGAGAAAGAACGAGACAAAGAATACGGCAAAGAAAGGGATCATGGAGAGCATTAAGGCGTTCATCGAGACGTATCCGGGCCTGAAGGATTTTGACGGTCTGTTTCCCAAAGTGGACGTGGATACCCTGGAAGAGAACGCTACGGCTTACATGATTGAGAATGTGCCGGCAGAGCCCTGGGTGAAACAGTATGTGGATAATACCGGGATAAAACAGGTAGTCTTTGCCCTGACCAGCCGGGAGTATTACGCAGACTGCGAGAACGCGGACACCAACAACTTTTATGAGGCGTTCGCGGAATGGCTGGATGAGTGCACCAGAAACAGGACTATGCCAGATCTGGGGCCGGGCAAAGAGGCAATGGAGATCAGAGCAACCACACCGGGGTATCTGTACGATGCCGAGGGAGAAAAGGCGAAGTACCGGATACAGTGTGTCATGAAATATTATCAGAGTAAGTAAAGGAGAATGAAGGATGATTAAACAGAGAAGAAACATTGCAGATTATCTGAATGTGGGAACCGATACAGAAAAGTATGCGTTTATGGGAACTGGTTTTACAGACCTGAATGAAAGCCCCAGCGCACAGACCAGCTCTAAAAAATACATCAACAGCAAGAGTGCAACAAAGGCCATCAATGGGTATGATTGGTCTGCACCATTTACTACGGATCAGATCCGCACGGAGGAGGCAATCGAGTTTATCTGCAATATCGGGGAGAAGGAGCTGCTGGGAGCGGACGCAGAAACGGAATACGTGAAGGTGGATCTTGACAAAAAGGTAGGTGCATCAGGAACAGAGTATGAGGCCAGAAAACGCAGGGTAGCCATTGAGGTTTCAGAGTTTAGTAACAATGACGGTGAGATGCAGGCATCTGGAAACCTGTTAGGAATCTCTGACTGGGAGTTTGGAAAATTTGATACCACAACGAAAGCCTTTACCGCAGAGAGCAGCACACCAACAGAGTAAGAGGAGGAAACGTCTATGAGCAAGTTTGAGATTAATGGAGTGGAATTGGAATATGATGCATTTGATATGGACACCGTAGAAAAATTTACGGAGGCCAAACAGGAGGTTGCGGATCAGATCGCAGCCCTGGCAGATACAAAAGACATCGTAGTAATGGGACGGGCTCAGTGTAAAGCAGTGAAAGGGTTTTTTGATACCGTATTTGGCGTGGGCATGGGTGAGAAGGTCTGCGGGAAGAGAGACAATCTGAGAACATGTGCAGAGGCCTACGGGGCTATGCTTCGGGAGGATCAGAGGCAGGGCCAGGAGTTTCAGAAGAACACCTCCCTGACTGACCTGATTGGTGAGACAAAATGATCAACCTGCTCATAGACCGTCTGCCTGACTCTCTTAACGTAAACGGCGTGGAGTATCCCATAAACACAGATTTCCGCGCCGGAATCTATTATGAGCTTCTGATGCAGGAAGAGGACGAGAAAGCGGTTGTGGAGGGTCTTAAAGTATACTACGGGGAGCGGATACCGGAAGATCTGGGAGCCGCTATAGAGCAGATCAACTGGTTTCGTAATTGCGGCAGGCCAGAAAAGAAGCTGACCGGGGCTGGGGCAGGGAATGGAAAGCAGGCGTTTTCCTTTTCCTGCGACAGTGATTATGTGTATGCGGCATTTATGGCCCAGTACCGGATAGACCTGACAGAAGTGGAATACATGCACTGGTGGAAGTTCATGGCCCTGTTTGAGTCCCTGGATAAAGAAAGCCGGCTGATGGAGATCATGGGCTACCGTGTGGCAAAGCTAGAAGGGCTGTCCAAAGAGCAGAGGAAGTTCTACCGGTCCATGCAGCAGTATTTTGCGATCCCAAAATCGGAGAAGGAGCAGGAGCTTAAGAACGCACTGGACGAAGTGCTGATGCGGGGCGGAGATCCGGATGAGGTGCTGAAGAGGTAGAAGGGGATACGGATTGACACTCCTTAACGGGGGTTGCAGATTGAGATCACGAAATACTTTTGTGGGCGTTGCCAAGAGCAGCGTCCTATTTTAATACAAATATCAGCGGAAAGGATTGATAATATGTTAGTTGAAGTAAAAAGAATCAATAAAGAGGAAATAACAGTAGTAAGTAGTTTGGATGTAGCAGAGACCTTTGATAAACGTCATGCAGACATATTAAGAGATATCGAAGTGCTTAATTGCAGCAAAGAATTTAGAGAACGCAATTTTGCACTCTCTAAATATTCCGTTGAGAATAATAAGAGAAACTATCCGATGTATTACATAACCAGAGATGGCTTTACACTGTTAATTATGGGATATACCGGGGAAAAAGCCATGAGGTTCAAAGAAGCTTACATCCGGCAGTTTAATGAAATGGAAAAAGCTCTCATTGGAAAAATGAAGGAGCGGGAAAAGGGAATTGCAGTCCGCCAGGCCCTTACAAGTGCCCTGCAGCAGTCCCAGGAAAATGCACGGATGCATGGTCACGCCTACTCCACTTATACAAACTGTATTTATAAATCTATTTTTGGGAAAAACGCAAAACAGTTAAGGGAGCAGTACGGAATTGAAAGCAAAGACAATTTGAGGGATTGCTTTAGTGAGGAAGAATTAAAAGCCGTGCAGTCTGCGGAGATGTTGGTTAGCGGCCTGGTTGATTATGGATGGGGATACGATCAGATCAAGGACTTTTTAACCGGAAACAAACCAAAGCAATTAACTGCATAAGTTGTGGAAAACAACCTCTCTTTAGTGTATAATGTTGGTAAATATATTTTAGGGAGGTTTAGAGGATGAAAAGATTATGGCAAGTTGTAGCGGTTGCCTTTTGTGCTATGCTGATAGGTGGATGTGGTAGTGGTATGCCAAAAGATACAAGCAAGGAAGCTTATAACATAGGGTTAGAAGCATTGGAATCATTAGACTATTTCTTAGATGAAAAAATGAGCATGGAAACCCTAAACAGTAAACTGAAAGAACTTGAGAAAAATGCAAAAGAACAAGCAGAAGTCACAGGCTTAATAAATGATGACAGCATAGCATTGTATATTTATCTTGCCGAGTTTGCGTCTAATGATTTATATACAGATGAAGAAGACACTTATAAAATTGAAGAGGCTAGAAATAATTTAGCAGAACAACTAGGAAAATAGATTAACCCGCTTACAATGTAGGCGGGTTTTATAATGCCCAAAGAGGAGAAAATATGCCGAAAATTGAATATTGGGGAGAACGCATAGCAGGGTACGTTCCTGCACTCCCCGAACTTGTGACGAGACATAGCGAAGAGCTGTGTCTTTTTTGTGCCCGCTAAAGGTAGGTGAAATTATATGTCTGATGGCAGAATTGTAATAGAAACAGGCCTGGATTCCAGTGGCCTTGAGGCTGGAATAGGAAAAATGAAAAGTGCGGTTGCTACTGGCGCAAAAGTGGCGGTCACGGCGGTAGCGGGTGTATCGGCGGCTATTGCCGGAATAGCTGGGGCGTCCATCAAAGTAGGGTCTAACTTTGAAGAGGGTATGTCACAAGTAGCAGCTATTTCTGGTGCCACGGGTAATGATCTACAGGCTCTCACTGATAAAGCAAAGGAAATGGGGGCCAAGACTAAATATTCCGCAACGGAGTCAGCAGATGCATTCTCGTACATGGCAATGGCAGGATGGAAAACAGAAGATATGCTGGGCGGCATTGAAGGAGTCATGAACCTTGCGGCGGCATCTGGTGAAGATCTGGCATCCGTTTCTGACATTGTGACGGATGCGATAACTGCCTTTGGTTTGTCTGCGAATGACAGTACACATTTCGCTGATGTCTTGGCGGCGGCATCTTCAAACGCGAACACCAACGTGGGTATGTTGGGAGAATCATTTAAATATGTAGCTCCAATTGCGGGAGCTATGAATTACAGTGTAGAAGATGTATCTACAGCACTTGGCTTAATGGCAAATGCATCTGTAAAAGGGAGCATGGCGGGAACATCACTAAAGACTGCACTAGCAAACATGGCAGCTCCAACAGATGCAATGGCAACTGTGATGGAACAGTACGGAATCAGTCTTGAAAATACAGATGGTTCTATGAAATCCCTGGGAGAAGTAATAGAAACGCTCAGGGAAAATATGGGGAACTTAAGCGAAACAGAACAGACCGCTGCGGCATCCACTCTATTCGGCAAAGAGGCAATGGCGGGAATGCTTGCTATCATTAATGCTTCTCCTGCAGATTATGAAAAGCTTACATCAGCAATAAATAATGCAGATGGAGCATCGGCACAAATGGCTGAAACCATGCAGGATAACTTGAAGGGTAGTGTGACTATTCTGAAATCATCCTTAGAAGGGCTGGGAATTGAGATATACGAAAGCATGGAGGAACCGTTAAAGGGAGCAGCCGATACAGCGATTGAATATGTTAATCAAGTAACAGAAGCATTTAAAAGCGGCGGCCTGGAAGGAGCTGTAGAGGCCGCTGGCGATATCTTTGCGGATCTTGCTGTGAGAGCGGCCGAGGCTGCGCCGGATATGATCGGTGCGGCTGTATCTGTGATTGAGGCGTTTATTAAAGGACTTGTCAAAAATAAAGCGAGACTCGGTAAGGCTGCGCTGGATATAGCGGTTACGCTGGCAAACGGGTTAATTAAGTTTTTGCCAAAGCAGATGCAGAAACCTGCGCAGGATGCCATTAAATCCCTATCTAAATCTTTGACATCAGGTGGGCTGAAAAACGCAATTGATACGGTTTGCCGCTTTTTTGACAATATCATAAAGGTCATAAGTAACATAAGCAAAACAGTTTTCCCAGTATTCACATCCGCACTGGACGTTGTTGGTAATCATTTGGATTTATTTGCTGGTGCAGCTACGGGGGTTGCAGTGGCATTTGCGGCGTGGAAAGTGATTAATGCTATTTCCAAAACCATAGGATCTATTAATGCGGTTGCAAAAGCTGGACAGTTAGCCCTGGCGGCTTATGCTACTCAGAATGGCATAGCGGCAATTTCGTCAGCCACGGCATCCGGGGCTATGACGGTACAGCAAACGGTTTGCGCTGGTTTAACTGGAAAAATAGGACTGGCTACAGCAGCACAGAATCTATGGAATTTAGCGTTAAATGCAAACCCAATAGGAATTGTTATAACTGCAATTGCAGCATTGGCGGCAGGTATTGGAATTTTCACAATGGCTACTGAGGATAGTGCAGAATCCACAGCTATCTTAACCGAAGAGCAGCAGGCCCTTGCTGATAGCGCAAGCGAAGCAGCGGAAAAATATGCAGAGCTAGAAGAAGCAAGAAAAGAAAGATTAGCGGGCATTGATGCAGAGTATAGCAATACACAAGCTCTGGCGGATGAACTGAGTACAATAGTTGACGAAAATGGGCGAATTAAAGAAGGGTACGAAGAACGGGCGAACATAATTACCGGGTTGCTCTCGCAAGCTCTAGGAACAGAAATTGAAATTACGGAAGGGGTTATCCAGAATTATAGAGAGCTAAAAAAATCTATTGATGAAGTCATACGTTCAAAGAAAGCTGAAGCTGTCCAAAGCTCTATGCAGGAAGACTATGCCGCAGCACTTAAAGATCAAACAAAGCGTTATCAAGAATACGCAAATGCACAAAAGGATGCGGCTGAAAATAGTAAAGCTCTTGCTGAAGCAGAGACAGAGTGGGCTAAGATAAAGGAAAAGAGAGATGCCAGCGCCGGAGATGAAAGAGCATACATGGCGTACAATGATGAGCTAAAGAAAGCAGCGCAAAATGTAGAGCTCTTATCTGGAAGACAAGAGGCGCTTGACAAGACTTTAGCGGACAATGAATCGGCATATGTAAAGTGCGCCACTACCATTCAAAATTATGAGGGCATCACCGGGGCCATAGTATCGGGAGATGCTGAACAGATTGATAAAGCTTTAGCAATGGCAACGTATAGTTTCCAAACGGCAGAAACGGGAACTAAGACATCTCTTGCCAATCAAGTAACGACACTGCGCGAATCATATAACACCATGAAAGAAGCTGTTGCCAGTGGTGCACCTGGGGTTACACAGGCGACAGTAGAAGAGCTTTACGGGCTGTATACGGCAGCACAGGCGGAGTATGGGAAACTGTCCGGAATGTCTGTGGAAGAGATCAACGGATGGACGGAACTATCCAATAACGCATTTACATCATCCAACACTCCGGAAGTTGCCAAACAAAAGATGGAAGAAACCATTGAGTCCATTATAAATCCTTTTGGAGTCGGTGCGCCCCAAGTAAGTAAAGCGGCATCTGAGTTAGTGGACTCCGCGAATACAGGCATTGAAACATCAGATACCACCTCAGCTGCCCAAAATTCGATGTCCCAAACTGGTGACACGATGGCAGATACACTCGTAGAGGCAAAACCGAAAGTAGAAAATGCTGCTAAAGAAACAATGAGCGGTTATACGTCAGGTGTAGAATCAAGTGCCGGAGATGCCGAAGAGGCCGGAACCACGGTATCAGAATCATCAGTAAAAGGACTTGATAGTATATCGGGCACAGAGCCAGGAGAGAAAAAGGGACAGCAATACATTTCCGGGATGGATTCAAAAGGTACAGATGCCTACAATTCTGGAAAGTCCCTTGGTACCAATGCACACCGTGGTCTGGGATCTGTAAAAGGAAATGGAGTTGGGGAAGACTTCGCGCAAGGCTATATAGACGGAATGAGCAGTAAAGGTAGTGAAGTGCAGAAAGCCGCAGCCAACCTTGCACAGAAGGCCCTTGATGCGGTTAAAAACACTCAGGCCTCCGCCTCCCCTTCGAAAAAGACTAAAAAACTGGCGAAAGACTTTGCGGACGGTTACACCGGAGAAATGAAAGCCCGGGTCAAGGACGTGAAAAAGAGTGCCTCTGCCCTGGCGTCCGCCGCTTTAAAAGAACTGCTGAAAGCCAACGGCAATTATGAGGAGGCTGGAAAACAGGCGGTTGAGCACTATGAATCCGGCATGGAAAAGGTGGTCAAAAGCTCTGAAAACAAAGTGGAAAAGCTGCTCGACAAGGAAGTAAACAAAGCGATCCAGGCCAGAAAGAAGGAGGTCAAGAAGAAAAACGAGGCCCTCCGGAAGACCATCACGGAAGAGAATAAGAAGAACGTAGAGGCCCAAATAAAGGAAAACAGCAAGAATCTAAAGACTTATAAGGACAACTACAAAAAGCTTGGGAAAGCGGCCCTGAAGGCCTACCAGGACGCTCTGGAGGACGAGGCGAAGCGGGTAAAGGAAAGCCTGTCCGACACCATAGATGAGATCACAAAAGAGTATCAGGATAAGTACGATGATGTGATCCGGCTGCGGGATTCCATGTCTGGGAAGTTATCCAATACGGATCTGTTTGAGAAAAACGAGGATGGTATTATACTGACAAACTTAAAGGATGAGATTGTAGCCATTGCCAAGTATGATGCGAACCTGACCAAACTAAAAGGGCGGATCTCAAACGATCTGCTGGCAGAGATCGCGGACATGAACCGGGAGGATGCTCTGGCGTACACGGAGGCGCTGCTGGCTATGTCGGAAAATGAATTGGCCCAGTACTCCGCCTTGTATGACAAGAAGAACGCGGATGCCAAAGCAGTTGCGCAGAAGTTTTACCAGGAGCAGTTAAACACCATACAGACAGAATTTACCGGGAAGATCAACGCTGCCTTTGCCTCTGCCCAAAAAGAAATGGAGAGCATTGGCAAGAACGTGGCCCAGGGCTTTATAAAGGGTCTTAAATCTCAGAGCAAAAGCATGGCTGCCGCAGTAAAGAGCATATCCAAAACGATCATCAAGCAGGTAAAAAAGGATTTTGGCATCAAAAGCCCATCCAAGGAGTTTGAAGCGATTGCCGGCTATTGTACGGAGGGCTATGAGAACCAATATGAAAAAGGGATGGAGCAAGCGAAGAAAACAGTGTCCAGGACGGGCAAGGGGATGCTGGAGACAGCCAGGAAGAGCCTGGACTATTCCGCCCTGGCTGCAAAGATGCGGGCGGGTATCCAGTCCGTGAACGCAAGAGTCGGGGAGTCCCTGGGAGCTACGGTAAACTATAAGGTCAGCGGTACCGCCCAGATTGAAGCAGCCAACGCAGACCGGGAGCGGGCGAAGCTGGCGGATGAGATTGTGGATGCGTTTGCACGGTCCGGCATCGGCGTGAAAGTAGGCAGCCGTGAGTTTGGCCGTCTGATAAGAGAGGTGATGTGATTGGAAGTCTATTACAAGAATCATTTGGGAGAAAAGCTGGGTCTGGTGGGAGCGCCCTACTTTGCACAGACCGGGGATTTCCTGGACTATGCGTGGTCCTACTCCACAAACCAGTATGGAAGGATCAGCTCCTTTGAGCGCCCGGTGCAGGAAAAGGAGCTTACGCTGACCGTAAAAGGCGGCAGCCACAAGGGGTACCGGGATGCCCTGGAACGGTTTTACCGGACTGTGGAAGTAGATATTGCGGCCTTGCAGCCGGGGAGACTGTATGTGGACGGGACTTACCTGCTGTGTTATATCTTTGGGTCCACAAAGGTAGAGTGGGAAGAAGACGGCAGCATGGCAGACCTGACCGTGAAGGTGGTGACAGATTACCCATTCTGGATCAAGGAATCGACCTACCAGTTCCGGGAACCCAAGGATGATCCCGCCATAAGCGGCCTGGATTTCCCCGCGGACTACCCCAATGATTTTGCCTCAGAAGTTTTGATGAAGTATATCAAGTGCAGCCATTTCCTCCCCAGCAACTTTGTAATGGTAATCTATGGCCCCTGTGTGAACCCATCTGTGGAAATTGCCGGCCAGAAATACCAAGTGCTAACAGAAGTGGCAAAGGATGAATACCTGGAGATCAACTCCTATACTGGCACGGTGGTTCGTGCTATGACGGATGGTACCCTGGTGAATGAGTTTAACAGCAGGAATAAGGAGTATGAGATTTTTAAGAAGATCCCGCCCGGTACCAGCTCCTTATACCGAAACGGGACCTTTGGCCTGGACCTGACTCTTTTCCAGGAACGCTCAGAACCAGAGTGGGCAGAGGACTATGACGCATCCGAAGAGAACGGCTATAACCCGCCAGAACGGGAGGAGGCCTGGAAGATGGAACTGCGCAAGATCTCCTACCGGGTGGAAAAAATAGAAGAAAATTACCTGGAGGTGTCGGGCTATGACGGATGAGAGATTTATTCTGGCTGATCCGGAGGGCAGGGAAATCCGGTATCTGGAGGATATCCGGGAAATGGATATCCAGCTGAAGGATACGGGAAAGGAGAATAACGATAATACCTTTGAATTTTCCTACGAAAAGAGGTTCCACGGCGAGTGCGGGAATTATGGATACCGCATTTACATACCCGGCACAGAGTACGGGGGCCTGATGGGGCAGATGAAGGTGGACACAAAAGAGAATCAGATTATATGGACCGGGAATACATGGAGGGGAATGTTGGCAAAAAAGATCATCGTCCCTGCTGCAGGGCAAGATTACCGGACGGTAAGCGGAGATCTGCACACCATAATGCGGCAGCTGATTAACCCTGAATACGGCAGCCTGATACGTGCCCCGGACACTTCCTGCGGGGTGAGTATTGGAGAGTACCAGTTTGCGCGTTACACCACGCTGCTGGAAGGGCTGGCTGCCATGCTGGCGGAAAAGAAATATAAACTGCAGATCCGGTATATACAGACGCAGCCTTCCGGATACGCAGAGATTAGGGCAGTGCCTATTGTAGACTATTCTGACCAGATTGAGTTTTCCCAGGACTATAGAGTGGATTTCACGGCCACAGATAACCGGATGGGCATTAACCATTTGATTGTTTTGGGAAAGGGGGAGCTTAAAGACAGGGCAGTATACCACTTGTACCTGGATGCAGACGGAAATCTCTGTGACCGTCCGTATTATACCGGTCTTGAGGAGCGTGCCTCTATCTACGAATACTCCAATGCAGAAACCGAAGAGGATATGATGGAATACGCCAAGAAACGGCTTGATGAGATTAAGAGCGCCAAATCGTTTGAGCTGTCTCTAACGGAGGCACAGGTGGGGATTGGAGACATTGTAGGGGCCAGAGATTATATTACCGGGATGTCCATGTCCCAGGCAATCACTGGCGAGGTATTGAAAATGAGTGGCGGCAAGATTACCGTTACCCGGTCATTATAAAGGAGGATGCAAATGAAAGGAATTACACTGCACAAGGGGGAGCCCCACATTAACAGCGGGGACGCAGCCGCCATGCACTGCGGGATGTTTGGGATGAAAAATTATGTGCTGCAGGTGGGGGAACAGCTCCGGTATAACAAGGTTACAAATAATACAATCCGGGTATATTCCGGGGAGGGCATGATTAATGGAAGACATTTCCGCATCCTGCCCAATGAATACACGGAGTTTACCATTGAGAACGGAAACCAGGGGGTAAAACGCCGGGACCTGCTGGTGGTCCGCTATGAGAAGCTGGCGGATGGAAAAGAGAGTATCGCTCCGGTTGTCATAAAGGGAGCCGCGGCATCCAATCCGTCAGATCCGGCATACAACCGCGGGGATGTGTATGAGGGGGACACCATTGTAGATTTTCCGCTGTACCGGGTGACCTTGGACGGGATCAATATATCTACGATTGAGAAGCTGTTTGATGTCCTTCCATCGCTGTCAAGCGTATGGCCTGTAGGCAGTATTTACATGAGTGTGAACAGCACAGATCCGGGGATGTTGTTTGGCGGGACATGGGTGAGGTTTGGCGAGGGACGCGTCTTAGTCAGCGTCACTTCCGGGGATACTGATTTTAATGCATCAGGAAAGACAGGAGGAGAGAAGGCGCATACATTGACTTCCGGAGAGCTTGCGTCCCATTCGCATGGCCTTAACAACCATACGCATGTGCATGGGAACCATAGCCATACAGTTGGAGGCGAGAGCGCGCAGCATACGCATAATATTAATCTAAACACACAGAATGATGGCATGCACTATCACGAATTAGGTTATGACACGGATGGAAATAAGTTTGCGAGCGGGGACAAAAACTACAGGAGAGTATTGGACTATTCGGACTTTCGGACGGGAACAGTGACGGTATCCAACGGAAAAAGTGCTCATAGACATCAGGTAACTGGATCTTCGGCGGCGGAAAATGCAGTACATACTCATTCTGTCACCGGTGGAGCAAACGGGAATACTGGGGGAGCAACGGGAAATACAGCAAACACCGGCGCCAACAATGCCCACAACAACATGCCCCCATATATTACCTGCTACATGTGGAAAAGAACCGCTTAACAGAATTGAGGTGATGGCATGAAGTTTGAACAGCTGGACGAGAAATATGAATTATCGGACAGTGACTATCTGCTGTGCAGAGACCGTTATAAGGAAAGGCGGATCAGGGTAGAGAATGCCAAGAAGTCCCTTCCGGTCTACACGGGGGAGCAGGTGAAGGGGTTTTATTATGTGGATACCTATGCAGCCCTTGCGGAGATCCCGGATGATATCCGATCTAAGGGAATGTTTGTGTATGTCATTGACGAAGACGCTACCTATCAGCTCTCTGAGGATCTGAAAACCTTCAAGCCATTCCCACCAATCGCAACAAAAGAGCGCTGCGGCATTTCGAAGCCCGGGGATGGACTGGGCATTAACCGGAATGGGGAGCTGTATACGGATAACCCGGCAGTGGAAGCAATGACAAATATGGAAATAGAAGCAATTTGCCAGTAAGGAGGAAAAATTATGGCATATTTAGATAATAATGGACTGTTGTACCTTTGGAATAAGATTAAGAGCACCTTTGTGAAGCAGGTTAGCGGCAAGGGCTTGTCAACAAATGACTATACCACCGCGGAGAAAAATAAGCTGGGCGGTATTGCTTCGGGGGCAGAGGTAAACCAATACGCATTTAGCAATGTCAAAGTGGGCAGCACAACCGTAGCGGCCGACACCAAAACGGACACACTGGAATTGGTGGCTGGCAGTAATGTAACACTGACGCCAGATGCGATAAACGATAAAGTGACGATTGCTGCAAAGGATACCACCTATAATGATTTCAAGATTCCGACTATCGCTGAAGAAGGTAAGAGCGGTCTTGTACCGGCACCTCCGGCCTCCGGATTTTATAAGATCTTAATGGGCCACGGTTGGGCATCCACAAGTTTGACTGCACATGAGCGATCCGATGGAATAAATATAGCACTAAATTCTGTCGAGAATCCAGAAACCATTACAAGCGTGGAAATCACAAACGCAACAGACGAACAGCACGGATTTATGAGCGCTACTGATAAGGCAAAACTAGACGGCATAGAGGAAGGAGCAAACAATTTTGTCCATCCATCTTATACCTCGAAGGCAAGCGGCCTGTACAAGGTCACTGTTGACAACAAGGGGCATGTATCTGCAGCAACGACGGTAGTGAAGTCGGATATTACGGGACTGGGCATACCGGCGCAGGATACCACATACGCCGACATGAAAGGGGCTACATCAAGTGCAGCGGGAACACATGGATTGGTACCAGCTCCAGCTGCAGGCTCACAAAGTACAAAATATCTAAGGGCAGATGGTACATGGCAAACGCCTCCAGACACGAAGTTTACACACCCATCTGGTGATGGAAATTTACATGTACCAGCAACGGGGACTGCGAACAACGGAAAAGTGTTAAAAGCTGGAGCGACTGCAGGTTCTTTGTCTTGGGGGACATTGACCAAAGCAGATGTAGGGCTGGGGAGTACAGCAAATGGCGCCGAGGTGAACCAAAACGCTTTTAGCAACATCAAAGTATCTTATTCTAGCGGCGAGTCTGGAACTATTAGAGCTACAGGAAAGACAGACACGCTTGAGATTGCAAATGGAACAAATATATCCATAGGATATGACGAAGCATCCAAAGGCATTGTCATCAGTGGAGATTACAAAGATTTTACAGGCGCAACAACTACCGCAGCTGGCAAAAATGGACTTGTACCTGCTCCAGCCGCAGGAAAACAAACTCAATATTTGCGCGGAGATGGCACATGGGCGACCCCGACAAACACAACTTATAGCGTTGCCACCCAGTCAGCTAATGGTCTGATGAGTTCGACGGACAAGAAAAAACTGGATGGGTTTAAGGATGCCAGCACTTACGCTTTAAAATCCGACATCACCGGAATGTACAAGTACAAAGGATCTGTAGCAGACGCTACAAAGCTCCCAACTACCGGGCAGACAACAGGTGACGTATACAACATCGAAACGGCAAGCGCCTACGGTGGAGCCGGAATGAACGTGGCGTGGGATGGATCGAAATGGGACCCACTGGGTGAAATCTTTACAATCACATCAATCACTAATTCGGAAATCGATACGATCTGTGTATAAGGAGGTCAGCATATGGCAGAATATCTTGACAAGACAGGTCTTAACAGACTTTGGATGAAGATAAAGGACTACATAGCAAACAATGCCGTAGTACCGTCTGATATTACCGGAAATGCCGCCACCGCCACGAAATTGAAGACAGCCCGGGCGATTGACGGGGTAACATTTGATGGATCAGCAGCGCGTAGCCATTACGGTGTATGCAGCACCGCAGGAGGAACGAGGGCAAAGACGGTTAGCATTACAGGGTTCACCTTGACAACGGGTGCGCGAGTAATGGTACGCTTTACTTATACAAATACCACCTACGATTCAACGTTAAATGTGTCCGGCACCGGCGCGAAGATGATCTACTATAAAGATGGGGGGATGCCGACCGAATACATCAAAGCTAACAGTCTTTTGGAACTGGTTTACGATGGCACTTATTGGCGCGTGGTAGGGGATATGACGCAGAGCCAGGTGGATGCTCTTACAGCGCAAGAGTTGAGAAAATCACCGGTTACCCTGTATTCTGGGAGCAAGTACAACACAGCTCTGAAGACATGGGAGTACGCGAGTATTCCAAGTTTGAACACCTACACGGAGATAGAGTTCTGGGTGACAATCGGTGACATTTTACGTATGCCAGTTCGGGTAAACAAGAACAATACCAATCAATTAAATTTTGGCGGGTATTTTAACACAAGTTACAACGCCTCCCTATTTGTGCTTGTGGACTGGGGCAGTAACCGAATAGGGGTATATACCAATTCGCTAATTGGATGGCCATATTCGGTTGTGAATATATCAAAGGTGTATGGGATATTAAAATAAGGAGTCATTATGGATAACATCATAAAAGTAATATTTGTCCCGGACAGTGTAACAGCCCGTATATCAGACAGGATCTATCAGTATGACTATGGGCAAATTTTGGAAATACATGGCCTGGATCTCCCTGCGACCGTGGCGGTGGCGGTGGAATATACCATTAACGGATCTGCGCCAACAATAGACTGTACAGGCACAACGACAGAGGGGATTTTGACGGTGCCCATCCCCAATGCGATCCTGGAGCATACGGGAGACATGAAAGCTTACATCCGGGTCATGGACAGCAAGGCCGGCAGCACGGAATATATTATTTTTGGCTGGGTCCGGGAGCGCGCAAAGCCTGGAGTGCATAACACGCCAGAGGAAGAGGAACTGTTTGCGCGGACAATAGAGATCGTAAACAATTCCGCCAGCAGTGCAGAGGCATCCAGGGCGGGAGCAGAAGAGGCCAGGGACCAGGCCCAGCAGACAGCGGACAGCCTGGAGCAGACATCCGCGGAACGTCTGGCACAGATGGGCGCTATCCAGGCAAATGCGCAAGATTACGCCACACAGGCCGGACACTCCGCGCAGGCCGCAAAGAGCAGCGAGAGAGCCGCACAGATGGCCCAGGAAGATGCTGCTGAGATTCTTGCAAATGCGCAAGACGTACAGGGCGAAGTAAACGCGGATTCACTGGCGGTGGCAGCGGACCGCAGACAGGCGGAACAGCTGGCGGCACAGACCACAGCAGACCGGGAGCAGACCGGGATGGATGCGGTTCAGACGGCGGCAGACCGGAGAGCCACAGGGGCGGACAAGGATAGCACGGCGGCAGACAGACAGGCGGTGGCAGCGGACCGTAAAAGCGTAGTGGATACGGCGGCTAAAGCGCTGACTGAGATTAGTGCAGCAAAGACAGGAGCGGTACAGGCTGTGGAGGACAACAAAGCAGCGTCAGTACAGACCATTAACGATACCGGATCAGCCCAGGTAACGGCAATAATAGACACCGGAACCGCCCAGGTACAGGCGGTACAAGCCGAAGGAGCAACCCAGGTACAGGCAGTACAAGAGGCCGCAGCGGAAATCATAGCAGACCGTCAACAGATCCAGGCTAACACCTCGGATATATCGGCTTTATCTGCAGGATTGGACGTATCAGCCACGGCTATCATACGTAATGCAAGTGGC